AAGAACTGATATGGGAACACCACTCACAGGCAGTAGCGTTGCATCGACCTACACTGGCCTACTCAAGAACTCCGACAACTCCACCGTAGGCGCATCGCTCAAAGCCATCAGCGACGGCAGTGGCAATGACTCCGCACTCCAGATCTCCAACGCCGCAGTCAATACCACCGGAGACTTCAGCGTAAACGGAGCCGCCAGCAAGTTCACGGTGGCTGCTGCAAGCGGCAACACGGCCATTGCGGGTACTTTGGCTGTCACCGGTGCCACCAACCTCTCAAGCCTTATTACGAGCGGTGCAGCAACCATAGGCGGTGCGCTCAATGTTACCGGAGCAACCACGCTCACCGGCAATCTTACTGTCCCAGGAAACCTCGCGGTCACTGGAACCTCCACGCTGACCGGTGCCACCGCTGTTACCGGTACCCTCGGAGTCGCGGGAGCAAGCACACTAGCCAGCGTTGGCGTAACCGGAGCCGCTACCGTTGGGACTACTCTCGGAGTCACGGGAGTCTCTACGTTGGCCAGTGCTGTTGTTACGGGAGCGGCTACTGTTGGCACAACCCTTGGCGTAACCGGCAATGCAACGCTGGCGGCAAACCTAACCGTTAACGGAGACACTACGCTTGGAAGCGCACCGGCAGATCTTGTAGTTATTCTTTCAGATCAGATCACGGTTCCAAATATACTTAGTGCTACAATAGATCTTGCCGCCGACAAGGTGCTGATCACTGACGCAAACGATTCTAGCAAGGTTAAGGTTGTTCCCGCCAGTTCGTTGGGGATAAGTGCGACAACTGCTCCTCAAGTAAAACAAACTCTCTATCAAGACTCCACCGCTGGAGGAAGTCCGTTTGTTGCCACAAGTGCTGGATCAGGAACTGAGATAACGGTGCTTACCACATCGATTACTCCTAGATCCACAGCCTCAACGGTGTTGGTTACTATAGCTATCAACGTTGGAGTTTCCGGAATCTTATCCTACGGAGCATTCAGAATAACTCGTAATGGAACGGAAATTGGATCAAATAACGTAGGTTCATTGTTGTACGGCATTGCTCCTTTAAATAGCACTGGATCTACTAGTGGAAGTGTTTTCACTAGTCAATTCATCCAGATTCTTGATTCACCGGCATCCGCATCCGCTGTTACTTACAAGATTCACTTGTACGCCACTGGTCCAACGAATTTCCCATCAATATGGGTAAATAGAACATTACAAGATGTTACTAATGGAGTTAACGCTGACAGCCTTGCCCGCACCAGCTCCTCAATGATCTTGCAAGAATACTTCGCATGAAACCCTCCGAAGCGGCTCAGGCGGCTTGCGACAAGCTGTCGTTCACAGACTCGGCCACCATCGCGTTGGCCAAGAAGTTCTGTATCCGCCGCTACTCGATGATCTGGGATTCCTGCCTGTGGAACGATACCCTCGGCATTATCTCTCATCCGGTCACCGCCGGCGATGAGATGATCACTCTCTCAGATTACGTCGCCTCCGCTTACGCTTCAGGTACCGGTTACAACACCTTCATCGATTTCCCCGTAGCCATCCGCTTCACGGTCACCGGAGATACCGATGGCATTGAAGTTCCCGCTGCGGAATGGGTCTCGTTCTTCCAGCTCGATCCCAACACCTGGAACAACGTCGATAGCCGTAAATCCACCCCCGGCAACTTCGTTAACTGGACCCGATTGATCGGTGGAGCTTATGGCGAGGCCGGCGTTCCCCGCATCAAGCTCGTTCCCACGCCCAATGCCGATGGCACCTTGTTCATCCTCGCCAAGAAACAGTCGCAGATGCGGCAGTTCGGTGAGGCGGTCACCATCTCCAACGATACCAACTTCGAGCTGCGAGGCGTAGAGAACGCTCTAATGGCCTACACCGAAGGCGATCTCCTCGAATACTCTCGGCAGTACGGTAAAGCCCAAGCCAAGTTCCAAGAAGGAGCCGCTCAGGTCTCCATCATGAAAGACATGGAACGCGGCCAACAACAGCAAATCAGCCGCATCATCCCAGATAGCTTGTACGATTACACGTTCCAAGACATCCTGTAATCCGCCATGCCATTCCAATCCTCAGATGCTCTCGATGACCAGATGCTTCTGGATGGAAGCACTGGGTTTTCGACCGGCGTAATTTCAGCCACTCGTCCCGATGGCATTCCTGCAACCAGCATGGAATCGGCCATCAACATGGACTATGACGACTTCGGTAATCTCGTCACCCGTCTAGGAGCCGTTTCACTGGCAGGCAACAGCATCACCGCCAACTGGGAAGACATCATCACCAACTGGGAGTCAACGACTTCCAACTTCGGCAGCAACCTTCCCATCAATGCGACGGTATTGTCCGGTTTCTACTTCGATACAGCCGCATCCGAACGCCTTGTCATCGCTGTTAATGACCTTAGCACCTCCACCAAGAGCCTCTACTTCGGATCACCCGGCGTTTCCTACAACCTGATTTCGGGTTCAACGCTCAACGCTGCCGCTTCCTACGTCTATTTTGCGCAATTAAATGACAAATTGTTTTATTCGGACGGTCTCGGAACGCTGAAGTACGTCTCAAGCGCGAACCTCGACAGCTCCACCGCAGCCGGCAAGATCAGCCGCATCGATATCATCAGGCAGGGATCGAATCATAACTCTGTCCCCACAATAACCATCTCCGCGCCTCCCAGCGGAATCACGGCTACGGCAACCGCTGTTGTTGCCAACGATGGTAATCTCGTATTCATAACGATCACCGATCCCGGCAGCGGTTATGTCACCGCTCCAACCGTTAGTGTTTCGCCAGCAAATCAATCTCACGCTGTAGCTTTTGTATCGCTCACGCCTCCTGCCAAGCCGATCTTTCTTACCACCCATACCAATCGGTTGTTCGCGGTTTCCGCGGATACATCCATCCAGCCCGATACCCTCTACTTCTCGGATATCCTCGATGGAGAATCCTGGGATCCTCTCGGGTCTCTTCGGATCGGTGGCGATGGCGATCCCATCAAGGGACTCTACTCTTGGTTTGGCTATCAACTCATCGTCTTCAAGGAACGCTCTATTTGGAGCGTAAATGCCGATCCTTCGCAGGATGCTGCTGATTGGACCATATCACTCATCAGCGGCAATATCGGCTGCTCATCGCACCGGTCCATCACCGCGGTTGGTCCCGATGTATTCTTCTTCTCCCGCGACGGCATCCGATCTCTCCAACAGATCCAAGCCGGTACCCAGACCAGCGTAGGTCTCGCGCTCTCCAGCCCGATCAACGACCTCATCAGTCGCATCGACAAGACCAAGCTCGACCTCTGCGACGGTGTATTCTGGAACAACCGATATCTGTTGGCGGTTCCGTTCGTTGCCGATGAACCAGCGATCCTCGGAATCGAAAGCGAGTACGCGCTCCTGACCGAGAACAGCCTCGATATCGCCCTCGAAGGTGCACTCAACGAGAACAACGCGGTCATCGTCTATCACTCATTGGCCCGCTCTTGGCTTGGTTACTGGGACAACTGGATCGTAAACGACTTCATCCCAACCTCGTTCTCAACATTTGGACCCGTCCTCATGTTTGCCGGCGATATCGTCTCGGTATCAGCGGGAGCGGGCCAGGTCTGGTCATTCAACGATTACCTCCCGAACAGCCGGTTGTCGCCGGTCTCAAGCTCCGCATACACCGATGGGGGTGCGAATTACGAATCTACGGTTATCACCAAGGCTTATAACCTCAACGAACCTATCCCTGACAAGATCGGGTACAGCGTTCAGTTCGCCTTCGATAACCCGTACACCACCGCAACCACGACCGCCGCGGTGTCGTTGGCCAAGGATATGTCGGACACATTCGTGACGCTCGATTCCGCGTTGGCGATCACCTCAAGCCAGAAGTTCCTGAAGGCTTACAACCTGATCAGCCAAGGCCGCTGGAATACTTTGCAATTCAAGGTAACCGCAGACGCTGGTCGCTTGTCTCTGCAATCCACCATTCTCTCCGGATTCGTTGATTCTGTGCGTCCTCAGCAATGACCGCACATCCAACAAACATCGAAGCGGCCAAGCTACTGCGAGAGCATTGGCCAACCTGCTCGTCATGGACTGAGGATCAGATCCTCAACTGGATTGGAATCTTTAGTTCTAAGAAACTGTTTGGCATTGTGAAGAACGATGAAGGAAAGTGTGTCGGTGTTGGAGCTGTTCGGTTTCTGAACTCCATTGAGGAATCCGAGGATCTCAACAACAACTTCCCAGACGGTCACATCGCGTGGATCGAGATTGCCATTGGCACCGAGCCGTATGCGGTTCAAACCCTTTGGTTGGCCATGATGCGGTTGTGCTCTAAAAACGTCACCAAGCTGGGTGGTTTAAGAAAAGGCATTAACCGATTGTACGATTTTGACAGGTACTTCAAACTGATTATGAACGAAAGGATTTCCTATGGGCGCATCATATGAGGCACCGAATTTAGCAGCCGCTAACAGAGAGGCTGTAGAAGCCCAAGCTGAAACGTATCCAAAGCTAAGGGCATTAGATGCAGCCGCTAGGCTTGGAACATCCGTTACTTATGACGGAAAGGAATACGATTTTAGCGGTGCTCAAAAAGATAAAGCTGGCAATATCATTGGATACAAGCCAATTGGTGATGTTCAGATAGCTGAAACATTTGCAAGGGCTGCTGCTGCAATTGCCCCTGAGCTTACTGGCAAACAGCTTGATCTTGCGAAGCAGTATGGAACCCAGTTTGCCCAACAGCGTCGAAGCGAGCTGGAGGCTCTTGATCCTCGGAAGTTCGATCTCTACGAACAGTTCCTCAGCGATGTTAAGGGGGATGCCGCCGCTCCGGATACTCGGATAGACTCGCCCACCTACGAGAGGGTTGGAATGCCTGGTGCCCAACAGGATACAGGGGCTTCTCAGTTGATTCGTAGCGAGCTTGAACGCCAGATCCAGCAGGGTCTTTCTCAGGTTGGAACTCTCGATCCAAGCATGGAGCGACGGGTCCAACAGGCTGCTCGCGCTCGCGGTAGTTCCATTGGCAATGTTCTTGGAAATCCTTCGGCTCTTCGTGAGTCGATCGCAATTCAAGATGCTCTTGGAAACGCAAACTCTCAACGCTGGAACGCTGCAATGGGCTTGCTTCAGAGCGGTCAGAGCACGAGCGATACTGCCAATCGGAACGCTCAGGAAGCCTTCCAGAACATCCTCGCGGCCACCGGCCAGCGGAACACCGCGGCGCAACAGAGCTTTGCAGGCCAGATGGCTTCGCAGCAGCAGATGTTGACTGGTCGCCAGCAGAACATTGCCAATGTCCAGTCCGCCCTAGGACTCCAGCCCGTATCATCTCAAGCTGCCCAGCTAGGTGGTCTTCAGCAGGGTGCTTCTCCGTTTATCACCCCTCAGTATACTCAGGGAATGCAAATGTCTAGACCTGGGGAATTAATGA